GTTTCCCAGTCACGATCGGTGGAGGAAAGGGAATGTGTTGCTCGCTGAGTTTAATATAGAGACTGCGCAGTATACGTGTGGTTATGTTACCAAAAAAATGACTGCTAAGGACGATTATAGACTTAAAGGGCGTCATCCGGAGTTTGCCCGTATGTCGCTGCGTCCAGGGATTGGTGCGGATGCAATGTGGGATGTAGCGTCGTCGTTCATGGAATTTGGTCTCGAAGATAGGGAAGCCGACGTGCCGTCGGCTCTCCGTCATGGTCAGAGGTTGCTGCCGTTGGGGCGTTATTTGCAGAAGCGGCTGCGTGTTATGGTTGGTCGAGATGAAAAAGCACCGGCGGAAGTTTTGGAAAAATACAAGGAAGAACTGCGGCCTTTGCGCGAAGCTGCGTTCGATAATTCGTTATCTCTCAAGTCGGAGATAGTGAGGGCCGCCGATCAGGCGGTGTTAAACATGGAAGCGCGTGCCCGTATATTCAAGCAAAGGAGAAAGCTATGAAGCGGTCTAAGTTTAGCTTGTCAAATTACAAGCTGTTTTCGTGCGATCTGGGGGAGCTTATCCCTTGTGGTCTTACTGAGGTGTTGCCGGGTGATACTTTGCAGCATTCGACGTCGGCTATGATTCGTTGTGCGCCTTTGTTAGCGCCGGTGATGCACCCTGTGCATGTACATATTCGGCATTTTTTCGTGCCGTTTCGGCTTTTGTGGTCCGCTTGGGAGGATTTTATCACCGGCGGGCCTAATGGTATGGATGCTTCTGTGTTTCCAACGATTTCGCTTAATAATGGTCATCCGGCGGGGTCGTTGGTGGACTATCTTGGTGTGCCGCCGGGTGTCGCTTTGTCTGTGTCTGCGTTGCCGTTTCGCGCGTACGCCTTGGTGTATAATGAGTATTATCGGGATCAGGATTTACAGTCGGAGCTCCCAATTTCTTTGAATTCCGGCGTTGATGGTGTGACGAGTCTCGCGCTGCAAAAGTGTAATTGGGAGAAAGACTACTTTACGTCGTCGCGGCCTTGGGAACAAAAAGGGCCGTCTATATCGATCCCGCTGGGTACTTATGCGCCGGTCGTTAATAACGGTAATGTGCCAAAGATGGCTACTGCGCCTGGCGGGGCGGGTGCTGAAATCAAGTTTAATAGTGGTGGTGGTGTCAACCGGATGAATATCAATTCTATCCCGGCTGATGGGTCTAATCTTTATTGGGCTGCTGAGACGGGTTTGCGTGCTGATCTTGCTGGTGTGTCGGCGGTTACTGTGAATGTGCTTAGAGAGGCTATGGCTTTGCAACGGTACGAAGAAAATCGTGCCCGATTCGGTTCGCGTTATGTTGAGTATTTGCGTTATCTGGGCGTCCGCTCGTCGGATGCGAGATTGCAGCGTCCTGAGTATCTGGGAGGAGGTCAGCAGACTATACAATTCTCTGAGGTGCTTCAGACGGCGGAGGGGACTGACCCCGTCGGCGATCTTAAGGGGCATGGGATCGCGGCGATGCGTAGTAACCGCTACCGTCGCTTTTTTGAGGAGCACGGATATGTTATGTCGTTTTTGTCCGTTCGGCCTAAGTCTATGTATATGTCGGGGTTGCCTCGGACTTTTAATCGGAGGGTTAAAGAGGATTTTTGGCAAAAAGAGTTGCAACACTTGGGGCAACAGGAGGTGCTTAATAAAGAGGTCTATGCTGCTCATGCGTCTCCTGATGGTACATTTGGGTATCAGGATCGGTATGATGAGTATCGTCGCGAGTGGAGCTCTGTTGGTGGCGAGTTTCGTAATTCGACTCTGAATTACTGGCATTTCGCTCGGGATTTCTCATCTTCACCTGCGCTTAATTCTGCGTTCGTGACTTGCACGCCGACTGAGCGGACGTTTGCAGTACCGTCGCAAGATGTGTTATACGTTATGGCGCGTCATTCGATCCAAGCTCGTCGGATGGTGGCTGCGGTTGGTTCGTCCCATATCTTCTGAGGAGAGTGTTATGTCTGTGATTGGTCGTTGGAAGTCGAAGTATTTCGATGTTAGTCCGCGTGTTAAGGAGGTGGTTGATGTTGATGGCGTCGTTATACAGACGCTGTTGGCGGATGGGTCGGAGCAGTTGGATGATACGCCGATTGCGCCGCCGGTGGGTTACGTTAAGTCTGTACCGCTGCATTTGCAGATCCGTGAGATGGTGAGGTCTGAGGCGTTGCGTTTGGCCGCGGAAGAGTCGGGTATGGAGACATTCGAGGAATCGGAGGATTTTGACGTCGGTGACGATTATGAGCCGTCTACGCCTTACGAGAGTGATTTCGATCCTGACATCCATGAGTTGTCCGCTGCGCTTGAAGAAGAGCGTCTTTCGAGCGCAAATAAAAGATCAGTCGCGCCCGGCGAGGGCGCGTCGTCTATCCACCCGGCTAAGCCGGGTGGATCGGCAGAGCCGGACGGCGATTCGCCGTCCAGTTGAGTCCGTAGTGCACTACTTGATGTGCACTACGTTAGGTGACGAAGAGGAACGATTATGTCTAGGTCAAAGTCTCGTTACACAACTGCAGATTATACCCCACAGACGCGCGTTACCGGTGTTAACGCTACATCTTATGTGCGTCCTGTGGTCGTTCCTCGGCCGTTCACCTATTCTCCTATCTTGTTGTTGGAGGATCGTCGTGCGTGGCATCCTGATGGCGAATTTCGCCTTCCTGCCGCGCGTTATCGGTCCTCCATGCAGCTCGTTGCAAAGGTTGGCAAAAATGGACGATTATCACGCCTATCTCCGTCGGTACGGTCATTTCAGTACAACGCCCCTCCTGTCGGCGTCGGTTTTCGCAGGCCCGATCACGTGGCGATTTGCGTTAGGAGGGCGATCCGACGGGCGGTCCTCTTTGCGGCTGGAGTTGGTGGAAAACGGGTCAGACCCGGGAAAAGAACGTACGAGAGCGGCTTTCGTTGTAACTAGCGCTGGTGATTTGGAGAGGGTGGTGTGATGCTTGGTGCTTTGATTGGTGGTGTCGGATCGATTCTGGGAGGCTTGTTTGGCGCTGATGCGGCGTCGAGCGGCGCTAAAAAGGCGCTTAAGGGTGCTAAGGTAAATGCGGCTGCTGCGTTGGCTGCTAACCGGGCGAATCTGAAGTATCAGACTATGTTCGCTAAGCATGGTTTGCGGTGGCGTATTAAGGATGCCAGACGTGCTGGTGTATCTCCGCTTGTGGCGCTTGGTGCGCAGCCTGCGACGTTTTCGCCTTCTTTCGTGAGTGGCAATCCGGGCGATGGTATGATTGAGGCCGGTCGTATTCAGGCGGCGGGTGGTGATGCGATGGGGCAGGCTATTGGTCGGGCTGCTAACGCGTTTGGTGATATTGATCAGCGCAATAATGCGTATCTGGCAAAAATGCAGGAGTTGCAGCTTCAGAATGCGCAGCTTAATAATGCTGTGTTGGCGTCGCAGGTCGCTAATCTTAATCAGCCCGGTAATCCTCCGGCATCTCCTACAAATAGGTGGTTAATCGATGGTCAAGGTCAAACTACCCTGTCGCGGACTCCCCTTGTTGTCGATAAGCCGTTGGTGCGTACCGCCGGGGTCGGCGGTGGTAATCAGGAGCCGGGGTCGGTTACGGATATCGGGTACACTCGCACAAAAGGCGGTTATGCGCCGGTTATGTCGCAGGATGCCAAGGATCGGCTCGAGGAGGATTGGATCGGTGGTCTTACGTGGAACCTTCGGAACCGGGTCCTTCAGAGTTTGCAGCTTAATCTGAATCCGCCTGGTGAAGCTCCTGCTGGTAAGCATTGGAAGTACAATCCGATTACGCAGGAGTATCAGTTGTGGGATAATTTGTATTCGTGGAAAGAGACGACGAAGGATTTCTATCGTCGTCGTAGTACTGCGCCGGACGGTGTTTTTCGGACGCGCAGTAATGATTACTTCAAATAGGAAGGAGGTGATTTCATGCGTTATCGTCGTCGTCGTTCTCGTTTTCGTCGTCGTGGCTATCGTGGTAGGCGTCGGGTTCGAGCTTTGCGGATCGGATATCGTCTATGACTACGAAGTGTCGATCGCCGTTTCTTCAAGGTGGAATGGCGTTCCCGTGTGGTCGTTGTATGCCTTGTCGGGTCAATGCAAGAAGGATTTGGACGCATCGGTTGATGCTGGAGTCTAATTTGTGGTCTGATAATGTGTTTGTGACGTTGACCTATACGGATGAATTTTTGCCTCGGCTTGAGGATGGCCGGGGCAATTTGATTCCGAAGGATATGCAGGATTGGCTTAAGAATCTTCGGTCTGCGTATTTTGCGGAGACTGGTAATCGTATTCGCTTTTATGGCGTCGGTGAGTATGGCGAGCTGAGTGAGCGCCCGCATTTTCATTTGATATTGTTTAATTTTCCTAATTGTTTGTTCGGTCAGAGTAGGTACCGGCTTAATCGGGTTAATTGTTGTAAGTGGTGCGACATGGTTCGTGATACGTGGAGGAAAGGGAATGTGTTGCTCGCTGAGTTTAATATAGAGACTGCGCAGTATACGTGTGGATATGGATCGTGACTGGGAAAC